GCTTCAGCAACCGCTGCTTGATATTCTGCTTCATTCCTAGCAAATAGTCTAGGATCATCGTAGCGCATCTTATCGAGCATATCTTGTCCAAACGCCCTTCTCGCTGCTTCTGCTGTCATACGGCCCTCAGACACCAGTTTGGCGTATCTGTCTATGATTTGTGAGTCCGGCGCGATTTTCTTGGAACTACCAAGTGGAGAAAAGGTTCCAGGGGCTATCCCCGATAATCTGTCCGCTTGCATCTGGTTGAGTTCAGCTAGACCGCCCCTTCCGTCCACCCCAGTGAACCCCTGCGCCCGTAAGTTTGCTGCTTCTTGAGCGTATTGTTCGGCAGTTAATTCGCGTCTTTTGGGCTTTCCGGCTTCTGCTGCCCTGCGTCCTGCTTCTCTGACCTGTTTCAACTGTTGCGCTTTTCTAAACTCAGGGGTGTCTCGACTAGCAATATAAGAGTCTACTTTCTCCTCTGGAACTCCTCGTTCTATGGCGAGTTGTCGAGCTTCTTTTAGCCCTTCTCCTTTAGTTAGTGCCTCATCAATTTTATTAGCTGCACCTTGCCTTTTAAATATTTCACCAAGTGAAAGATTGGCTTCCGCAACCGCTCTTGCTCGTTCCTCTGAAACTCCTGCTTGAACGGCTGATTTGATAGCCTCTTCTCGTCTTTCTGGATTGTCCTTAGAGGAATAATCAAAAGAAGAAATAGTTGGTGTCCCTAGATTTGTCAACTTTTCAAAAGCTGCCTGTCTAGCCTTTAGCTCATCCTCATCTTTGGGCGGTGTATATGGCGTGGGGCTAGGAGTAGGAGGCTTGGCGGGAGCCTTGTCAGCGGCCCCTAGTATTCCATCAACTCGGCTTTTTACTTCGCTGAGTGCTTGGGCTGTCGGCATACCATCAATGGAACCTCGGCCACTTGAGTCCGCCGCAGGTTTAGCTGGAGGTGTAGAAGTAGGAGTAGGAGCGGGGGTAGCCGTGGGCTTAGACGCGGGGGTAGCAGTAGGTTTTGCTGCTGGGGTAGCAGTAGGTTTTGCTGCTGGGGTAGCAGCGTCCCCCATGATTGAGCGCGGTATAGTAATGCCCTGGCTTTCTAGCATCTTGTCCACATTAAAATCAGACTTTGTGGGCGCTACAGAGGGAGGAGCCGCAGGGGTCTTAGAGGCTTCTGATTTTCTTCCGTCTAGCGCACCCTTTACAGACTGTATTACACCCTTTCGATCTCCAGAAGAACCCTTGTCTTTAGGTCTTGGATTATTTTGGTAAATAAATTTTTTCTTATTCTTACCAAATTGAGATCTTTTTCTGTGTTTACTCATAACAAATTTGTAATAAAAACTAGCGTTGCTTTGCTTTTTTCTTCTTAACGCTATTCAAAACATCCTTTTTTGTACCTAGCAAACTGGAGCGTTCTGTCCCAATTGGTCGCCCATAGCCAGCCCCCGCAGAAGCCCTAGGGTTGGTGGTTGGAGACTTCATGGGGAGCGAGTTAGAAGTAGGAGAGGTGCTGGGAACAGCGGTGGTTTGAGTAGATCCAGGTGAAATACCCGCAAAACTATCTGCTTGCATTTGATAAAATTCATCAAGTCCTCTAGGTTTAGAGGCTCCCCCAAGAGGCGTTGCGTTGGGGTTAGTAGTATTCCCCTTGTTCCCGCCAAGAGGCTTACCATACCCAGCACCTGGCTTAGAATTAGGGTTCGCAGTTGGGGACTTCATAAGTGGAGGGGACGCGGGAGTGTTCGTGTTCATCCCCCCTGGGCGATTACGCCTACCTTTTTTGCCTTTTTTCATAACTTCTACCAGAGGTGTTTACAAGCCCAGTATCGGGCCGTGGTCTTGTCTTTTGCGGTTTTGCAGTTGTGACGAGAACGAAAGTTAGCTCGCCGCTTTGGATCTTTGTGTTGTCGAAAATCTTGGTAATCTCTATGTCCGTAACTAACTTTCTTTATCTTATCTCCCTGCTTGGCGAGAACTACGAACTTCTTTTTTGAGTCTTTAGGTGCGCGTTTGGGCTTATTGAATCCTGGGAAGGATTCACCTTTGTATTGTATGCGGCCAGAGGGCAAGCGTTTGAATTTCTGTGACACTACTAAAAATAATCTATTTCTTAGTAAACGCAAGGGCTAGTCGCGCCCACCATATCACCTAACACGACCACACAGCGTGTGTTTTAATGCACAGCCTCTTCTTATAAAAAAGTCCTTTAAGGTTTCAGTTGTGTTTGTCTGACTCAGATAAACACAACCTCTCTCACGGGAGACTTTTTTTAAATATATAAAACAATAGATCACACGTTTTTAGGGCAAATAATTACTGCCTGTTATGGTTTGTATAAGACCCCGCACCTTGTATACCTCAAATGGGGTATAGTTACTATACATTTTATTGTTGACAGCTTTAAAAAAATCTGTATACTGTAGTAGCCACACTTAGTGGCTTTTGTAAAAAGTAAAATGAAAACTATGAAGTTGTATATCTACAATGACGGAGGTCGCCAAGCGGCTGGGTTTAAAAGTAAAAGCGATTGCGGAATACGGGCCTTAGCTATCGCGTGCGAACTGTCTTACGAAGAGGCTCGCAAAAGGCTGAAAGATGCAAGTGTTGTCGGTAAAATGGGTAGTAGAGCTATTTCTAGAGGAATCTACAAGGATGACTTTTCAGCCGCATTAAAGGAACTGGGGTGGGAATGGTGTTCCGCCCCTAAATTTGAAGGAAGGAAGGCTCGATTTAGCGACCTCCCTCATGGCCGAGTCATTGCCAGGATGGCATCACACTACGTAGCTGTCATTGACGGCCATATAAACGATACATGGGACAGCCGTGAAAAGATGGTCTACGGATACTGGGCTAAGATCTAAAAAGATTTAACATCAGGTGTTCACAATTTTTCCGATAAATTGTGAACACCTGATTCTCTACTAATTTAGTATACTTTAGTCCTTCAACAACATTGAGTCGTGGTTAATCAGGGACTGTGACATCGACTTAATAGTCCTCTGAGGGCGCATCGTGAACGGAGATCCCTCCTTGGGTGGGTCCATAGCTACCAACCCGTGCCGCTGCCTGGCGCAGTCGAGCGCGAGGAAGGCGGCATCAGCAATATCCGGTGACCTCCCGAACCTAGTTTTGAAGTCGGGCTTAGACTCAATCTTGATTTTGAGTGACCCAGACTTCACCATCTCGTAGTTTCGAGCTACGATTTCTGCGGCTAACTCATTCCCGATTCCTGAGATCTGACCCGTCCGCATCAGTTCCTTACCCACGAACCACAATTCCGACACACGATTCGTGTAGAGTTCAAGGCCAGTGAGCCGACTGTTTGAGGACACCCGTTTGTCCGAAGGCTTTCCCCCAAAGGAGACACGCAGGATTTGAGGGGACCACTCGCCTGAGAGGACATCACAGAACGGCGCACCTGCACCCGTGGAGTCCACCGCTAAGTTATCTGGGGATACCCCCTCCTTCTTACAGATGTTCATGACCTGGGTGACGATCTGGTAGGTTCGCGGCACTGCCTTGTTCGATGAGTCATCCGCTAACTGAAACAGTTTACCAAACTCGAAAACAAACTGACCCGTGGTCGAGTATCCAACCAGACCCGTAAACAAAATCGTTCGGTCACCTCCATTTGTGAAGGCGGGGTCTAACCCCGCCACCTTAACCGGAGTCCCCGCCCAGGATGCGGGGTTCATGGCTCCGCTCTGAGATAATTCTGACTCCAAGTAAATGCCCTCGTTCTCATCGCTATCGAAGAACACGGCCCTGACCATTCGCATATATGCTCTTGATTCTTCGCCTAGCAGCTTTCTATCTTCATCGAGTTTATCTTCTGTGGGGAGGTAGTTATACTTCGTCTCTCCCGCAAGGATGTTGGGGCTTCTCTCGCCGTCTAGTCGGATATACTTGCCGCCCCATTTTGTTTTCCACTCGTCTGCGTGAAGGATGTCCATAGAGTCCCACCCCAATAATGGCTCAGACCAGACCCCGAACGCATCGAACCTCGATGACGGGTTACTCATGCCGATGATCTGAAGTTCTGGGTTCTTCGACAAATTAGACAGACCGGCGTTGAGGATTGCCTCACTCAGTTCAGAAAGCTCGTCCCCGATCAAGATTACCTTCTTCTGCTTGATACCAATGAACTTACCAACCGCTTCCCTTGTCTTGGACTTTTCTGCGGCGATCAGTGAAAGACCAGCCTTCTCGATTAGTGTCCCTGACTCGTTGATGTAGGCGATGTTCCCGATAGAGTCCCTGATCTTACCAGGCATCCCTTCCACCACTGACAGTAACGAGATGACTGATCCCCATATCCTTTTTCGTGCCTCCCGAAGCGTTGTCGAAGTCATCAGGACTAAGGTTTCACTGGGGCGTGATAGCCAGTTAACAATCCCCCAAGCGGCCATAGTGTGTGATTTACCGGAACTTGCTGAACCCCCCACTGCTAAATACTTGTTGGCTATAGCCTCTTTAATCATTAGGTCCGCCCACGGGTGACGTTCTAAGAGAGGCTCAGGAAGGTCTTCGTTATTCCATAGAATATCTGCGATTCGCCAAAAGTAATATTCCTTAGCTTCCGGTTTTTTATGGTTCGCAAACCCGTAGAGAAGTGCGGTAAGTGTGCTGGTCACGGGAATCTTCAAACCCCCAACCATCATTTTATCGCCAGCGTTAGTTATTCTAGGCTCTAATTTGTTAACAGGCATGAACACAAAGTAGCACGTAGCCTTTCTTCTTGCATCAAAAGATAGATGAGGCAGAATGTTTCAATGGCTACGAGAAAAGAAAGATATCGTCAAAAGAAAGCGAAGATAGCCCGTGCCATTGAATTAGATTCGGCTGGGTGGGGGAGGGCTTCAATTGCCAAAGAGCTAGGAATATCAAGCTCGACTCTGTATGCGTGGTTCAAAGAGATGAACGTCCCCTCCAAAGAAGAGGTGAATAACAACCCCATCGACCTAGTTGAAGACGATGATCCCGTCAGTTCGGAACTCCAAGAACAGACTAAAAAAATCCTCGACCCAGAGTTCATCAACAGTGCCGACAAACTAGAGGCGCACAAAGAGGAGGCTGAAGTTATTCTTCGGAACCTTGATGACTCTAAGAGCTTGACCGAACAAGAAAAGATTAGGTCGTTCTTGGGGAACGCCTACCTCCAACATTTGAGAGATGTGGTAGGTAAACTCCCACCCATCCGAAACGTAAAAGATCTAGAAACATATCATAAACTTCTCTTTGAGTCGTTCGGTATTAGCGCGAAAGAAAATAATAAAGGGACGAAGCATATTGAAATCTCGATTCTCAACAACTCCAAGGCCAGCAAAGGTGAAGCTGTAAAAATCAAGAAACGTAAAATCATAGACGTAGAAGTGGAAGACTGATATGGAACGCCCCACACACTATAAAGAACACCCTGCTGGGATCGAGGTCATAGAGATCACCGAACACATGAACTTCTGTTTAGGCAATGCTCTCAAATATATTTTGAGGGCGGAACATAAAGAGGCGACCATCCAAGACTTGGAGAAAGCCCAGTGGTATTTGAACAGAGAAATTGAGCGGAGAAAGAAAGAACTACAGAAGGGGGGAGAATTTACGGCTAATGATTTCTTCGACCCGAAAAAAGTTACTCCCTCTTCTGACTTTTTAGAGTGCTGTCCATGATTGTAGGGATTGATAACGGCATCGACGGGGGAATATGCGCCGTCTCCCCTCACGGTAAGATTATTGATAAATGCCCTATGCCTATTATAAAGAGGAAAGGGAAGCGGGAGGTCGATGTGTTCGCGTTCAAGGAGTGGATACTACACCTTAACACTGAACCCTTTATCCTGATTGAGGAGCCACTGAAACACGCTAGGTCGAGCCAAGCAATGCGATCAATGTCTATCAACTTTGGAAAAATGCTTGGGGCTTGTGAAATCAAAGGGTGGCACGTTGTGCCAGTAGAACCAAGGGAGTGGCAGGTAGAGATTCTAGGTAGGATTCCAGCGGGGTCCACCAAAACAGCGGCCCTTGCTTTAGTCTCAGAGGTCACCCCAGATGAGGATTGGACGAAGAAAGGCAGGTCAATGAATCCACATGACGGTATGATTGATGCCTATCTCATTGCAGAGTTCGGACGAAGAAAATACCCCGATGCGTGTGAGTAGAAATAAAGATGTAAACCGCGCAGTTAAAGAACTCTGCCAGTGTTTGGTAGGGCCAGAAAAAAAGAAGTTCCTCTCCGTGGTAAGAGAACTGGAAGAGCGAACACAGGAGTGCGAAAGGTTACGAAGACCTACCTTAACGCAGTATGCGAAAGATCTGGTCTGGAAAAAACACCTTGACCAAATGAAAGGTGAAGAGCAGACTCCCTATCCAGAACTTGAAATTTACAAAGATCCAACCAGAGAAAACTGTAATCAAGATTTATGAAACTAGAAATCGAAAAAGAAAAACTAATGCGCTTGTTTAGCGCGGCCAACAAAGCCACCGCTCCCAAAAGTAACCTCCCCGCATTGGGAAATGTCCTTCTTCAAGCGGAGGGAAATAAGTTATCTGTAAGCGGGACCAACCTCGATCAAGAAGTCGTATCTTCGGCTACGGCTGAAGTGGAAGAGGAAGGCAGCGTCCTGATCCCTGGATCACGAATGAGGAGCTTGATTGGGTCAATGTCTGGCCCCATAAAAATCAAGAAAGCTCTAAACGATATTGAGGTATCTTCGGAAGGGTTCTCAGCAAAGCTCAAAGGACTCGCAGTGGATGAATATTGTGCGCCTTCTTTGGATGAGCAACCAACGGTTTTCAATTTCAGTGGAGAGAGATTTTCAGAAGCAATAAACTCAGTGGTTTTCGCTGCCAGTGCTGATGCGACTCGCCATATGCTGAACGGGGTCTACTTTGAGTCTGACGAAGACGGATGTCGCGTTGTAGCTACCGATGGCAGGAGAATGTCCGTCTGTTTGATTGAAGATGGTGAACATCCCAAGGCAGGGCTAATCCTTCCCACCTTGGCGGCGGACCTAATTATTGAGGCGGCGAGTTCGCAAGAGGAGATTGAATTTCTCGTCACAGATTCTTATGTTCTGCTGGTTACTAAAACCACCCAGGTATTCAGTAAGACGATTGCCGCTGAGTTTCCCGATTACAGAAAAGTGATTCCTTCGCCGGAGGACACAAACCGGATTGCTACCTTTGATAAGGTTGAACTAAGTTCGGCATTCCGAAGGACCGCACTATTTTCAAACCCCAAGGCTCCAGTAACTCACTTGGAGTGCCATTCGGGTTCTCTCACCATCACCTCAAAAGCTCCCGAAGAAGGAGAGGCGAACGAGGTCGTGGAGGGCGAAGGGCAAAGTTTCTCAACTGCCGTGCAGCCTCAGTTCATGCAGCAGTTCTTGAAAACTACTAAGGGAGAGTCCATTACCGTTTGTGTCGGTGAGCCGACAGCACCGCTTAGGGTGTTGTCCGAAGACACCGAATACGTGGTAATGCCGATGAGAAAGTAGGGGAATGAAATCTCTCTATTTGAAGCAGGAAGAGTCCAAGGGATTCTTTATTGTGGCGCATACAAAAGGCCAGAACACCTTGGATACGTCCAGTGTTGGCACTGGCAAAACAGTGGTCGCTGCCCACCTTGCCCTAGATTGGGACGGCCCTGTGGCGGTGATATGCCCAAAGGCAGTCATCCCTTCCTGGGAACGCGAGTTGAAGGAGCATGGTGTGGAGCCTTGCTTTGTCTTGAACTATGAGAAGATCCGCAATGGGAGAACTCAGTGGATGAGTAAGAAGGGTAAAAAGATAATGACTTGGAACCTGCCTCCCAAGACCTTGGTTCTTATTGATGAAATACACGCCTGTAAGTCTCCGTTCACCCAGAACGCGCAGATGCTAATTTCTTTAGTCCAGCAGGGGTATAGGATTCACGGTATGTCGGCTACGGCTGCGGAAGATCCAACAGAGATGAGGGCATTGGGTTTCATGTTGGGGCTGCACAACCTTAACAAAGACGAGTCATGGTTCTCTTGGATGAAGAGGAACGGGTGTGTAAAAAACGATTGGAACCAGTGGGTTTGCGTCAGGAAGAACACTCTACCTGCCATAAAAGAGAAGATGTATTCTTCTAATGTCAAAAGACTGACAGTGAAAGATTTCCCAGATTCCTTCAAGCATAACAGGGTCTTCGTAAAGCCGATACAATTCTCCAGCTACAAAGAGATCATTAAAGCCTATGACGAACTGGGCATCACACCTGAGATCATAGACAAGCTACTTGAAGATCACACAGTCGAGGACAGCGAACACGTTCTTGTGAATTTGTTGAGAGCGAGGCAGTTAGCGGAAGCTATGAAGGTTCCTGACCTAGCGGACATGGCAGAGGAGTTGAGGCTTGAAGGGAACAGTGTTGTCTTATTCGTAAACTTCTCAGACACCGTAGACGCACTCTGCACTAGGCTCGACTGCCTCAAAATTGACGGTAGGCAGACTGCTTCCGAACGCCAAGCTGCGATTGATTCTTTTCAAGAGGATAAGGTCGAGGTTCTCGTCGTTAACATCGCTGCTGGCGGCACGGGGATCTCTCTCCACGATGTCAATGGAGCGCGTCCTAGAGTCTCTTTGATTAGCCCCACGTTTTCAGCGAAACATTACCTACAGTGCTTGGGTAGAATTCATCGAAACGGGGCTAAGTCAGATGCCGTTCAACAGATTATTGTGGCCGCTGACTCGATTGAAGAACACGTTGTGAAAGCGATAAATAAGAAAATACAGAACATGGAGATGTTACATGGAGCTTGAAGATATATTCAGCGTTGATTTAGAAAAGGCTAAAGCGATAGCCTTCTTAGAGATAGAGCGGTATAAGCTAGATGTTAAAGGAGGAGAAACTTGTTTGAATGAAGAAGCTGCAATCCTTTTCGGGATCATTGCTGGTATGGCATATTCAGAGGTAGAACGTAAAGTTTGCCATGAGCAGGAGTCAAAATACTCAGAGGATTATGTTGATTTCCTCGAGCAGATAGTGAAAATGGAAATAGCGAACCCAAAAAAACCTAACTTATCACTTAACTAATATGGACACCCCAAATCATTCAAACCGAGGACACGCAGAGTTCGGACCCAGCGGACTGAAATACATTGCCGCTTGCCCAGGATTCCACGGAGCAGAAGGAACTTCAGAGGCAGCGGAAAGAGGAACCAGGATTCATGAGGCTCTAGAAGTCCATGACCCTAGTGCGCTCCACGACGAAGAGGAGGTCGAGATATACGATAAGATCGTCGAGATGGAGACTGAGTTCATGGCGAACTTTGAGTCGAACGGCCAATGTCCTGCCACCGAGCAGCGCGAGGTTGGTAGCGATTAATTGTTCGCAGATTTGAATTATGAAAAAACTGACATCAGAACAAGCTGTAGTTGTGTCCGCATTCACGGGATACCATATCGGAGACTTTGCGGAGACGCATAAAGCGGTCGAGGAAAAGCTGGGCCGCCCCGTATGGACGCATGAGTTCCCTTCACTTAGGGATGAGATCAGGGAGGCATTCCGAGATGACTTCATCGCCATGAATCCTCCTGCGAACGCCAAAGCTCTGTCGTCGGAGTAACAACAAACTGGATTGTTGTTAACACTATCAATAATATTGACAACAAAGGAGCATATTCGTCGGTATGTTGACATAAACTCAACATACTGACGAGAGACTTGATTTCAGCATAACAGCCAAGAACAGGCGCAGCCGTAGGCTGTCGCCCTGCTTCGACTTGTTCGTGAAATCTTTCCTCTATAGCCAGATTTCACGACAGTAAAAACTAAAGAATTACGAAAACATGAGACACAGAGAATACGAAGAAATAAGTGGGGAAGAGTGGATCTATATCCCAGACGGACCCCATAACGGAGAAGCAGTTGAATTTGAATTCAAACGATTCTCAAACGGCGATATAGAAGTTGATAACTTGCGGCTGTCGGAAACTAAAGAGCCTTTCCCTATGAGCGAAGCGTTAAATGAAAAAATAGAAGAGCTTATCTTAGAGATTTGATATGGAGTTTAAATATGGACCACTAAGGGATAAATTGCTCAAAGAACTGAGTGACGGGGAGATTAGGTCTTCCAAAGAAGTAGAGGAGATGGTTTCTTGGGACAAGAAAACTAACATAGTGAAAACCTTGTCAGATTTGAAAATCGACATGGCGGTTAGAAAAGATCCAAGAAAGTTATTGAAAATATTCCCAGAAAAAGCTAGAGGTCAACTGAAGTGGAAATTAGTAAAATGAAAGAAGACTACAATGAAATCGTTTTAGACATCGAATTAGACTACGGTCTTGCTACTTTCGGAACGTGTGATCGTTTGACCATCTACGATGGTAAGAAAGCACTGCTCGCGGACTACAAAACAGGCATTAGCCAGATTGATCACCCGTCGAAAAACTACCAAGCAAAAGCCTACACCTTGGGGGTGTTTCAAAAATATTCCGAAGTCGAAGAGGTCACTTTTGTTTTCTACATCCCTCTCTACAACGACTCCCCACACCACACGTTTTACAGATCTGATATCCCTGCGTTGCGAAAGGAATTATCTACGGTGGTTGCCTTAGCCACTGGGACGCGACACTACTGGCAAGATGGGACTCCCCCGACTCAAAACTTAAACCCAACTCAAAATTGTAGGTTCTGCCGACATGAAGAGTCTTGTCCTGCTCTGGTGGGTCTGGTTTCTGAAGTCGCTAAAAAAGTAGGTCACCAGTTTGAGGGGGTTGAGTTTGATGATACAGATGATCCCGAACAAGTTGAAATCCTTTATGACATTGCGAAAGTGGTCGAGAAGTGGGCGATGTCCTACAAAAGAAACGCCATCCAACTAGCGAAAGACGGGATGGTCTTCCCAGGTCTGAAATTAAAATCAATGGGTGCGGTTTCTAAAGTAGAAGATGTTAGCGGACTCATTGAGACTGCAAAAGATTTCGGGATCACTGAAGATCAACTTTTGAATTTAGCTTCTTTCCCTTTGGGAAAACTTACAAAAGCGATATCTGACACGGCCAAAATTAAAGAAAAAGCAGTAATTAAGGCAGAATTTCTTGACGCGCTTGAAGAAAAGAGCATTATGTCAAAGTCTGAAGAGCGATTCACGCTCTCAAAATAACAAAACCAAAACCATTAAAATGGCAAAATCGGAAATAGTAGAAGATAAGAAAGAACTGTCGTCCCAGACTCCTGGGTTCATCATCGACCCGGAGGATATCGACATACCCAAAGTAAACCTGGTTCAGAAAATGAGCCAGATCGACGGGCCTCTTGGGGCCATCATGCTTGATCAAAAGCACTGCATCGCAGAAGCTGACGACCCCGTTGCGGTTAGTATCGTATCCGCCCGTAAGGGTTGGCGTGAAGACATTCCATTCGATGAGGACGAGATGCCTCGCATCGCATGGAACCACGAAGACCGTGATGCCCTGGAAGCTGACTCAGGATATAAGATCCTTGAGTTTGCTGACATCCGCATCCTCTTTCACGGAGGGGAAGACGCTGATCAAACAGTATACAACGTGCCGATTGGTGATCGTCAGTATGCCCTTGGCCGGATCAACGTCCAGAAGGATGCCTACCGGAACACCTACAAGCGTCTCGCCACGTTTGCTGCTGTTAACCACGGAGCGGATCTTTCGGCTAAGGTTTGGAATATGAAGTCCATCTTGCTCACAAAGGGCAAGTATAGCTGGTATTGCCCCAGCCTTGAAAACTCCCCGGAGGTAGCTCCAGAAGAGGTAATTAAGTTCTTGGAAATGTTCCAATAATGAGTAGCGACTATACTGAACTAGTCAAAGAACACGTAGCAAACATCGAGGCTGTGCGTTCCGAACTAGAACAAAAACTCGATGAACTTGAAGCCGCTAAAGAACACTTAGAAAGTGAACTCAAAAGACTAAGCGCGGCCCATAAAGTGCTTTCCGATTCGTTGCCGGAAGCATAAAAAATCAAATGTCAAAGGCTCCGCTCACCATGGGCGGAGCCTTTTTTTTACTTATGACGAATATCGAAGACGTTGATGCCTACGAAATGATAGAGTTTCTCCATGCCCTGGTAGAAGCCTTAGATCTCCGCCCAGACCAGACAGATAGAATGATCGAGTTCTTAGAAGGAGAGAGCATTCCCTTGGAATACTGGCAAGACCAGAACGGAGTCCTTTGTTGCGGAGAGAAAAAATGAAAACATATGCCTTGGATTTTGAGTCCTACTATGACAAGGAATGCTCCATATCTGTTCTGGGACCGCTGGGTTATTTCTCTCACCCAGATTTCGACGCTTACATGGTGAGTGTTGTAGGCGACGATGGATATGTTTATGTAGGACACCCCAAAGATTTTGATTGGAGTATTCTAGAGGGGAACAGAGTTCTCTCACACAACGCTGCTTTCGACGAAACCCTTTACCTTTTCGGTATAGGTATGAAATGGTGGGATGAAGTCAACTACGCTGAGTGGCACTGCACCGCAGACATGGCAGCGTATTGTGGGCATCCCAGGAACTTGAAGGGAGCCTCGAAAACTGTCTTAGGAATAGAGCTTAGTAAAGAAACCCGCGACACCATGAAGGGTCAAAAGTGGGACGGGATGGATTCTTTATTTAAGGATGAGGTTCTTGAATACGCGACCAAGGACTCTGAATACTGCTTGGCTCTTTGGCAGAAACTTGAACCTTTATGGCCGGAGCGAGAAAGAGAGATCAGCGTAATGAATCGCAAAGCAGTCCAGGGAGGAATCCCGGTAGACTCCGAATACATTGAAGAGTGTATAGCTACGCTGAACAAAGAACTTTTTTTGGCTGAACAAAACATCCCCTGGATCGGGGAGAAGAAACTTTTGTCCAGAGAAGCCTTTAACGATGAGTGCAGGAAGAACGGTCTTGTCCCCCCTGCGTCTCTGGCGAAAGATAACGAGGAAACCGAACAGTGGTTCCGCGCCAATAGTAAAAAGTTTCTCTGGATTGAGGCGACTAGGAACTGGAGGCGGATAAATTCGCTAAAGAAAAAGATGCTGTCCTTCCGAAACGCGACCATGCAAAATGGTAGATACTACGGAGGGTTGATGTATTGGGGAGCGCACACAGGACGATTCAGCGGCAGCGGGGGCAACCTCAATCTTCAGAATATGCCACGGGGAGAACTGTTTGGGGTTGACATGAGGAAAGTAATATGCGCCCCAAAAGGGAAGAAACTGGTAGTGGTAGACTTATCTCAGATCGAAGTCAGGACACTATCCTGGTTGTCCGGGGACTCAGGTATGCTTGAACGAATCGAGAAATCAGATGACATCTACGAAGCGTTTGCTATTCAGTTCGGTCTGTGGGATGAGTCAAAAGGATCTTTGAAAAAGGAAGACCCATCTCTGAGGCATACGGTAAAGACTATGGCCCTTGGGTGTGGCTACGGAGTCGGCGCAAAAAGGTTCAGTGAGTTTAGCGGCACAACAGAAAAAGAAGCAGCTAAGTCTGTGGCACTCTACAGAAGTAGTCTCCCGAAAGTCACCAGGTATTGGAAGGAATTGAATGACTCTTTGAGTGCTGCTTACGATTCGGAATGTCCTTTTGAAATATCTCTGCCTTCCGGCAGGAAACTTAGTTACGGAAATTTGTTTTCCAACAAAACATCGAGGGGTCTAGAACTAGTAGCTAAAATTGTGAAAGGCTCAAACAAAGTCCCCATGAAACTTTGGGGAGGAATTTTAGCGGAGAACGCCGCTTCTGCTCTGGCTAGAGATATTTTTACTGATGCAATGCTTCGGATCAGAAAAGAGGGGTATTGGATACTTTTTCATGTCCACGATGAGGTGATTGTAGAGGTAGACGAAGACAAAGCTGATAAGGCTCTAGAGGACGTTACTAGAATTTTATCTACCCCACCTGAGTGGATTTCAAAGATTCCGCTTGAAGCCGAGGGTAAAATACTGCAAAGATACGAAAAATGAGATATATAAAAAACCTGCGAGACAAAGAGGCCCGAAAAATTGAACCAAGTAAGCTCCCAAAGAATAAACCGAACTTCGCAAATAAAGCGGAATTTAGAGACTGGAGTTCATCCTCTAACACTGATCATGCTTTTATTAGCATGTGCGAGGGAGATGCTCCAGGAGAGAGGGTTTCTAACAGCAACCACGTTAATAGAGTATTAGGTTTCATCGCAGACTACGATGCGCCAGTTGATTGGGATGTTGTAGAGATCCAAATAAACGACGCAACCCCCTACGTTCCTAAGTGGATTTGCAAAACTTTCAGCGGGTATGCAAGGGCTATTTGGGAGTTTGAAGAGCCACTGCCGATTGATAAAAGCCTTTATGACACCTTCGTAAGAGAAATCGGAAAAGCTACTAAAGCACAACGCCTACTTGCTGGTTTCGACGATTGCGCTTTCAAACCTAATCAATATTTTGAGGCTGGAGAAGATTGGAAAGAAATAGGCAAACCCCTACCCTCTTCCGTGATTCATGCGGCTCTAAACAGAGCAATCCAGAAGAAGCCTATCGTAGCGTCAGACATCACGGTCCCGCTCGATGTTATTGCTGAAAAAGTAGAAGAGGTTTTCCCTGGGCGTTGGCTGGGGGATTTTGAAATCGGGGCGCGAGGTCCACTATTCTGGATAGGGGATGGGATCAACCGCGAGGGTTGCCAAGTAGGAGAGGATGGAATGATCTGCTACAGCGACCGAGCAGGAAAGGGGTTCGTATCATGGCGAGAGATCTTCGGCTCCTCATTTATTGAGAAATACGAGGAAAAGAAAATTGCTGTAGTTCTAGATGACTACTGGTTTAACGGTAGATCTTTTTACAAGCTGCTCCACGGGTGCGCCGTTACGATTCCGAAAGACCAGTTAATTCTTGAACTCAGACAAAAAGGTTTTTCTACAAAAACCAAAAAAGGTCAGTCCATCTCTGAAGTAGATTCGGCTGTCTTGATGGTTAGTAATCAAAATCGCGTAGATGAAATCGCTCCGGTGGTTTTCTCAAATGAAAGGCTAGTTACCTATAACGGTCATCGAATTCTAAACAACGCATCTAATAAAGCAGTCCAGCCAGCGGACTCCGGCGACCCGAAAGATTGGCCCTTCCTTCACGGATGGTTGTCCCAACTGTTCAGTCCAGCGGGGGACAGACCGGCTACGGATTACTTTTATTCGTGGATGAAGCGTTTCTATGATGCTGCCTTAAACTACAAGTTTCAGCAGGGACAAGCCTTACTCTTAGTTGGTATGACTAACAAAGGTAAGTCTCTGCTTTCTAATCGAGTGATTGGGGATTTGGTTGGTGGCTTTGCAGACGCAAGCGACTATTTGAGCGGACACACTAAATTTAATAAAGACCTGGGCAGGTCAGCAGCCTGGGTAATTGATGACACGGTGAGTGCCGCTTCTTTTGAAGATCAACGTAAAGCTACTGAGCTTATCAAAAGGGCGGTAGCTAATCCAAGAATCGAGTATCAAGCGAAGTATGCCGACACGCTTTCAGTCCCGTGGACGGGTAGGGTTATCATGTCTCTAAACATGGATGCAAACAGCCTCACGGTTATCCCAGCACTCGACTCATCGAACAGGGATAAGATCATGGCTCTTCGTATTTCTGATTTCGCTACAAGTGATTTTCCGCCTAGCCACGACCTTGAGCAAACTATAGAAATGGAACTCCCACACTTTGCAAAGTTCCTGCTTGATTGGCAAACCCCTCAAGACTTAAATGATTTCAGTAGGTTTGGAGTTGACTCTTTCATTGACGAATCAATCGTCTCTGCCGCTTATGACAACTCTAGCAGGAGTGCTATCGCAGAGCTTGTAGAGTTCTTTGTTGAGAAATACCGAGGCGCAGAAAACTTAGACAACGAATCTTGGAGGGGGACGTTGACCAACTTCCAGGTGCTAGTTCATGAATTTAATAATGGACGATCAGTCGGTATGTCTCAAAACTTGGAGTTTGTCCGAAGAGGTTTTTGCGCTATGGAAGAAGCTCATAAAGCAAACCGGAGACTACGGCCAATACAATCTTCGGGCCATGGAGGCGGAAAGAAATGGACAATAGACCTCAGTCCAAAATACGACATCGACAATTACTTGTCCTTTGATGACTCTGAAATAAAATCGGACTACCCTTTCTAAAAGTCGGGAGATTCAAATTGGATATCTGAAGCGATTTCCGCGATGATCCAAGACAAGCATAGAAGTATGTCTTTCTTTTTGTACCCCTCATTAATTAAGTATTTAATTGAGTTGCATATAATGTCATCTATCGCTTTTTGATCTTTTCCAAAAAGGGAGTCTCCAAAATCGTCGGGCTGCATTCCTCTAAGTATTCTCTAAACTCTTTAGTTCTTTTCTTACCAAAAGGGCGTTTATTTCTAACTTTTTTTGCGCTTCCTGAGTAGCTTCGCTCTTTTAAATATTTTAAAGACTCCGCTATTATTGAGGGGCTGTCCTTCAAAAGACCCAAAGCGGTATTACAATTCCTACAAAGGATTCCTCTTACCTTATTTGTTTTATGATTGTGATCAATGGAATAATTTTTTTGACTTAAAGGCTCTCCACATATGTCGCATTTTCCAGCACACTTTGAAAACAGATCTATAAAATCTTCAAATTTAGTATTATATCTTCTCGCTTTGACTTCCAAGGATCTATTCCACTTACTTAGCCATTTTGCTCTTTTGTTTTTTCTTTCCGCAACTATTTTTTCTTCCTCGCTTTGTTCAGCCATAACAAAGAAAAGACAACCTATTCTTCATGAGGAATTAATTGAGGATAAAATTTTAGTCCTATACTCAGGCATAGGCATTGAAAGGGAACCACCAGGATCTACTTTTCTACTGGGAGAAACTTCATCGTGACCAAGGATATAGGGAACTTGAAAACAGTCATACTGATCCCACAGCCAGAGCAATAACTTTGTTAAACTGTTCTCCTGCTCTTCGGTGAACTTGTAATAGTATCCTGGAGCGATATTCTTGTTTTTCCTTTTCTCTAATCGGCACTTATCTTCGGGAAAAGGTTTAGTGCGGTCAAACCAAGCAGTTCTCCGGCTATCTAAATGGCCTGGACAAATGACTTCAATCCCTACTACTCGATTAGAAATATATGTTCCTAAACCATCATAGTAGCTCTTACCTGCATGATAGCCCCACTTATTGAGCGGGAAATTTTGACCTACATTACCACTCTCATCAATTACAAAATAAGTAAACCCCTGCCTAGTTTGGTAGGATAGAGCGGATCTCAGTGTTTGATTCTCCCTTCCTGCCGTCCAATGAACTATTGCTCCCTCCGGCCCTCCGCTGGGATAACTCCCCCTTGTCTTAGAGGGTGCGAAATTCGTCTCTGCTTGAGGATACCATAAGAAACGCTGATTAGATCTTTTATCAGCGGTATTTTTTGAGGAGGGAGAGTGTTCTCGATCAACCACCGCAGACTCTCCCAAAAAGCGATTAACAAGCCTCAGTGCTTTGGCGTGGCTGTCACTTGTCCAGTTTTTAAGATGCCACCGGAGCGTGTATAAATCATTTTTGTTCATACGGTTTACCAGTAAGCAAAGCCATTATATAACTGTAATGTGAGTGAAACTTTTGACCCCTACCCTCGATCACACCTTCCTTGAACTGATAGGATTTACCCTTTATCAGAGTCAAGGTAGGCGGATCGTAGAGTGCGGAGTTGTTCTGCTGCGTCTCGCTTTCTTTGAGCGATGACCTCGATGCGCAACTTGTCAGAAGGAGTGCCACGATCACCGAGGCGATAAATTTCATCTTCATAGTCGTAGATTTCCTTTTGTAGCGAGCGCATCTCTCGCGTGGGGTAAACAAACTTGTAGTAAGCTGCAACAGCAGACAAAGCTGAAGTGACCGCCGACAAAACTGCGCCCATTTATTCTTTTTGAGCTTTCTGGCGAACACCCCAAACGATACCAATGAGCGTGATAATACTACCAACCGCTTCAAGCATCATCTGTTCATCAAGGCCAATGCCTTTACTCACCAACAAACCTCCTCCAAAAGTGAGGATGTGGCGTACAATTGAAAGAACGGATTCTTTATTCATGGTTTTTGTGGTTTTTTGTGGTTTTTATGGTTTGATGTTTTGAATTTATTCAAAACGTAAATTGATTACAGCATATTCACTACCCTAGACGCGGCTCCTCCAAAAGGATCTAGGTTCATTTCGGGGTTTACCATACCGCGATAAGCACTCTTCTCTTGATCAAGTAAAGCAGTGCATACATTCCAGTGGTAGTCGGCGCGTTGGATGTCAGCATTATCTTCCGCAACTGTAGCTAAAATACCGTGTTTAACGGCATTTACGTTAGAAAGATAGACAATATCGTCATCGTTAAAAAGCGTCTCAAACCTACGCTTTAAAAGAACGAACGCTGTTTTGTTTGAACTAGAGGGGTTTGAAAGCCTAAACCTACGATATCGAGCTACCTCGTTTCCGCGACCTCTTGCTAGTGTGAGAGTTGCCATAATAAAATTGTTGTTTTTATATACTTATGAACTTGAAGAGCTTGAACTTAAAGAGCTTGAACTCGATACGCTAGATTGACTTGAAGAAGACGAAAACGATGAGCTAGATTGACTTGAAGAACTTGAGCTTGGGCTTGAAGAACTTGAAGGACTTGAGCTTGAAGAGCTTGAAGGACTTGAGCTTGAAGAGCTTGAAGGACTTGAGCTTGATGAACTCGACTCAGTGTCTTCCACCGCTTGAACTTCTACTTTTTCATAAAAACCTTTGAACCGTATCTCCAATACAGAAACTGCTTTTGTGGCGTGTGGTTCTGTGGTTATCATACTCGCGCTACCATCCAACCCGAACTCATGAACCTTCTTAGACCCGTCCGCTCTTTCATATGTCACAAACACAGATCCAACTGAAGGAAGTAAGGTCCGTGGAGTGATCGGAACTACCTTTATTTGATAAAGACTAGACTTATTTAAATCAATAATCGTGGGATGTAAACCGTCATCAACAATCCCGTAAACTGGGCCTGGACCCCCCGAATAAAGACCAGAGGTCTTGTAATCTTGCCATCTAGCCCTCATTTCACTAGGCAGATTGTCAACTACGGCAGAAAGCACGGACTCTGCGTTTTCCGGCAAGGAGAAGTATTCGTGGTCTGTCACGATAGTCCTCTCAAATACCAAATCCCTCCAATACCCCAAACCATATAGCCTGGGCAGGACTTGATTCAAATAATGTAAAAACTGCGAATCAGACTCAAGATAGCTTGAGAGAGTGGTTTTTAAGGTAGCTACAGTCACCGCCATAAAGTATTCTAATGTCAAAACTCTCTTTATTCAAGTCAGAAGCCAAACCCAGACAAAGGTTAAATTTAATTTACATGGGGTTGCTAATTAGTTTTCAGACTAAGATTTGAATTTTTTTGATATACTCTAATCTTTCACTAGAGATTAGTTACGATTTAAACAAAATGAGAAAAATAATATTCCAAAACAAACTTAGCCTTGGAGATGTCGTGGTATGCACCGCAGCAATCCGAGATCTTCATCGAGCCTACCCAAAAGATTTTAAAACTGGATATGCAGGAACAGCATCAGTGCTGTTTGATAATAACCCCTATATCAATAATTTTAAGGATAATGCGGGGGTTGAGACAATAGTCTTAAAATATCCCGCAATAAACAAAAGTAATCAAAGACCCCTACACTTCATAGGAGCTTATCATGAGTTCTTGGAGGAAAAACTACACCTAAAAATTCCAGTAACAGAGTTCAAAGGTGACATACATTTATCTGATGAAGAGAAGGGGTGGACGAATCAAGTTCAAAACATCACTAAATATGAGGTTCCTTTTTGGATTATAGTTTCGGGAGGTAAATATGATTTTACTTGTAAGTGGTGGGACCACAAGAAATATCAAGAAGTGGTCAATTCTCTAAAAGGAGAGGTTTTATTTGTGCAAGTAGGATCTGATAATCACCACCATCCGCCCCTAAAAGGAGTAATTGATTTGAGAGGTAAAACTGATGTTAGACAGCTAGTCAGGCTTGTATACCATAGTTCTGGAGTCGTGTGTCCGGTTACAGGTATAATGCATATGGCAGCAGCGGTCCCCACAAAACAACAGGGTTCTTCAAGACCCTGCGTAGTTATAGCAGGAGGAAGGGAACCAGTGTCTTGGGAACATTACCCTACCCACCAGTTCCATCATACACAGGGGATGCTGGACTGTTGTAAAAAAGGCGGATGTTGGAAGTCTAGGGTAGAGCCTAGAAATGATGGTTCTAAACAAGACTCAAGCCTATGTAGCCTACCCGTTATCCCCGAAGGAGGGGAATCCCCCATACCCAAATGTATGGACATGATAACCGCTGATGACGTAGTAAGATCAATCAGGAAATATATCGAAGGGGGGGCTTCCCCAAAGGTTAACGATATAGTGTGGTCTGAAGTAGAGCAACACTTGTCTTAAACAGACCCAGAAGTTTTAGGTGATCCATGACTACTGCTACTGCTACTGCTGCTACTGCTGCTACTGCTACTGCTACTGCTGCTGCTACTGCTACTGCTACTGCTACTGCTACTGCTACTGCTACTGCTACTGCTACTGCTCATGTTGTCTATTCGTCTGGGTAAGCTGAGTTAATGAACTTCTCATTATGAATAAACTGATTCTCAGTTCTATCAGGAAATCTAAGGTTTCGGAACCCTTTGCGAATTCCGCTCAAACGAACGCAGACTCTTTTTGGCCTCATGAACATGGGGAGCGACAGGATTATTTCTTTCCCTTCGACTCTGGCGTATTTCACGCCCCCTGAGTCCCCAACAGCAGAAATTACCCTAACCGTATCTGGCTCACACACTTCTAAAAATTTTTCATCTAGCGGGGTCTTGCTAAATCTCTTAGTAGGAAAGATCTCTACGTGGTCATCAAATCGAACCTCTGGCATCTCAGCAATAAATAAAGCCGCATACCCAGTTTCATTCCAAGAACAGGGAACGATAGCGGTGGACTTAGAACTACTACCGCTACTAGGGGGGCTACCAGGACTACTACTACCACTACTACTGCTGCTTTCGTCACTAAATATAAAAGCGGGGTCATCTAAGAATAGTCCTATAGGCGGGTAATCAGCAATAGGATTATCAGGCCAAGGCCCAACTTCTATGGGGCCATATAACAGATCGGGATTAGGAATCTGAGTTTCTACCCCAGTTAAATTCCCAAAAGCTTCTTCGGGAGGGGGTGCGTTGACTTGAGAATACTGAAATTCTTCAGCCATTGGGTTACGAATAAACTCCGTTAAGTTGAAGTTCTGTAGACTCCACGATAAATAAATCGAGGCTCGTCTGTCTTACGGACACGTTTATCAAATAATTACCAGATAGATCAGTTCCGTTAAACCCAGGCGTAGCAGCTAACGAAGTCGGCTGAATGTTTCGCTCAATATTTAAACCAGTGGGTGCGGTAGAAGATCCGTTAGTTGTTCCGTTTATGCCGACAGTAATTGCTCCGTGTATAGCAGCAGGAAGAGTGAATTGCCTAGCTGACGCTTGTGCGACCGGAGGGTTAGTGCTAAACGCAGCATACTTGTAAGAAATATCTTGTCTTTTTGGTCTGGGCAAAAGTGTAGCAGAAGATAATATAGAATCTACTTTTGTCTCTGGATTTGTGGTTAAAGTCCTTTGTATCTTTGTTTTAAACGGCCCAGACGAAGGGGCAGTAACTGGAAATTCTGCGGTACTATCTTCGGCATAACGGCCTATGTTATCTCCGTTTGAATTTGATCCGGTAACAAAAGCAGAAATAAAATCAAAATCTACTGAGTCTAATCTCTGAGGGATTCCGTCATATTTTTGTGATCCATAAATAGTTTCAAGATCTCTATCTGCAATGTTACCCTCACTATCTTTAATGGTCTGGTTAATAAGGACATCATGAAAATTATTTCCATGTCTTACTTCATTAGTGTCCCCAGGGGAGTTAGTAATTCCAGCCCCCGCAAGAGTATATCCAGAAGGGACGATGGTCTTAGTTACTTTGATGTTGCCTTCTATATTAGCGTCATATGAGAAGTCAATAGTTTGAGGAACTACAAATCTTCTTTGAACTGCTATGTAGATCCCCGATAAAGGATCTCCCACACTTTTAATAGTGTCCCCAACAAAGCCATAGTCTGTAAAAACACTATCTAATGTTCCCCCAGCAGGAGGAGTTAAAGATGAAGGATAATCACTTCTTTTTATGATATAAGTTCTAGTAAGTTCAGATCCGTCCCTTATCTCGTAATTATATGTGTCTTGAGAAGCCCTAGTAGCTGCGTAATAATATCTGTAAAGCTGACCCTCAGAACTGTCTTGCTGAACAAAAACAAGTTCATGATCGGGCCATTTAGTAGAGTCTGGGTGGCTAGTCCCGTATGCGGGTATGCTCTTCCCCACTCTTTGAGTATCTACTGTCTCATAAAAAAGAATGTCCGCCACATTAGGACTGACAAAAGTAAGGACTCTTTGTCTCTTGGGGGCAGGTTGATTTCCAGTATTGATAGGCATATCGAATCAATCTTACTGGGATGAAGAGCTTGAAGAACTCTGTGAACTCTGTGCGCTTGAAGAACTCTGTGAACTCTGTGCGCTTGAAGAACTCTGTGAACTCTGT